GAAGTCAATCCCTCGCGTTGGTCCAGTCCCTCTGAAGAAGTCAACCTCATTCACGAAGTCCTTCTCCTTAGCAGTCACCATAGCCATGTTCAACAGCATAGGTTCTGATGTATTGTTCAGAAGTTCCATGAAGACCTTTATTCCACCAATGGAAGCAATGTCTCTGTCACGCAAGTTAATCTCATCTGACGTTCCTTGTTTAGGAAGAATCAAACAGTTAACGGCATGTAACGTCCTTGAGTTATAAGGGAGGTTTGCGAAGTCGTTATTGGTAAACCGTTTTGCAGTTGCTCGCTTGCCGATCCTGTCACCAATCTTGGCACGCGCGGCTTTCTTTGCCTGCATGCGCTTCCTCATTTTTGAATAAGAGCGTGACACCCCTTTTGAACCTTTCGCCAGTGCTAACCGTCGCCCGCCAGTCCGTACTCTCCATCCCACATTCATTGGTGCATTTATCGCGCCGGTGCGGATGAACGCCAGCCTGCGTCTTCGGTAGAATAAACGGCGCGCCATAATTTAAAGCAGCCCCTCGTTATTAAAAAGCGGCGCGGTATTAAAATGAGAACGGTGTGTGTGTTCCACTATTACCACACACACCTGTTCTAGTTCTACCTCTTGGTGTCATATTTCCAAACTTGCACACGATGGTAAACACGGCTCAATACACTCGCTGGACGTTCACCTTGAACAACTACACGCCTGAAGAGGTTGAGTTGCTCAACACCTGGGGCTCCCTTCCTTCCACAAAATACTTGGTCTATGGAAAAGAGATCGCACCCACCACCGGTACCCCGCATCTTCAAGGTTTCTTCATCCTCTCCACCAAGGCTTCTTTCTCGCTTATCCGACGAGAATTCCCTTGCCGTCGCGCTTCTGCTCTCCGTTCTGCTGTCAAGTCTTCTCCGATCTGCTCTGAATATTGCAAGAAAGATGGAGACTTCACCGAATTCGGTGAATGTCCCTTCCCTGGTAAGCGCACCGACCTCTCCGTTACGCGAGAGTGGATCGACGAGTTCACCCGCAACAATGGACGAGCTCCTACCGAGCGAGAGGTCGCCCTCACCCGAGGAGACGCCTTCATCCGTTGCCACCGAGCTCTTATGCACTATGCGCGAGTTACTGCACCACCTCCGCAACTTCGAGTGGGAGAACTCCGAGGATGGCAGTCAGAGTTAGAGCAACAGCTCGAAGAGGCTCCTGTCGACGAACGCAAGATCACTTTCTACGTCGATCCTGAAGGCAACAAGGGCAAGACCTGGTTCACTGGTTACATGTTCACGAAGTTCCCTGACAATGTTCAGATTATTGGTAGCGGACGTAAAGAAGATATGGCTTATGCTTTGGATGCTACGAAATGTATTGTTTTTTTGGCTGTCCCTCGTGGCGGAATGGAGTTCTTTCAGTATTCGTTTGTTGAGTCTCTTAAGGATCGAATGGTTTTCTCGACTAAGTACGAACCGGTCATGAAGATTATGATTCGCAACCCTCATGTCATTGTCATGTGCAATGAGTATCCCGATGAGACTAAACTCTCGGCTGATCGCTTTGACATTCGTCCTCTCTAAAATCGTCACAGCCCGCCGTCAGGCGTCCCCTTTATCCGGGGTAACTAAAAAGGCAGACAAACTTTCCTAATCAAATGACAACTGTTAACCTTATTAACAACGAGTTCTATAAAATCGTGTGTCCGCCCCCGGCGGATCTGGGCCCCCCGGGTCTCTAGCACTCAGAAGGTGATGCCATCCATTTACTTGGGTTCCCTGAAGTATAGGACGTGTCTCATAGACATCTTAAGTCCTCCTGATGCCAAGCTACCTGCAGGCTTCATGATGCCGTCCCACCACCATATCAAATGCATGTTTCCATTGCTAGGGAAGCTAGTCGCACCATCGAAGGTTAATTGTCTCTTTAGCAACGTGTATCGGCTCATTGTTTGATAACAACTAGGGAACGTAGTTAATCCATAATCTGGAGTTAGACTTGTCGCTCCTAGTTTCAGTTGAGGCCCTAGCACTCGTTTAGTATGCCAATGCACGAAGTACTTGTCGGAGTTGATCGATCGTGTTGAGAAGTCTAGGGATGTTAGAGCGTCGGTGAAGTCAATCCCTCGCGTTGGTCCAGTCCCTCTGAAGAAGTCAACCTCATTCACGAAGTCCTTCTCCTTAGCAGTCACCATAGCCATGTTCAACAGCATAGGTTCTGATGTATTGTTCAGA